GTCCTTTATTGAAACATTACATTTACCCATTGAACCAAGAGATTATCAAGTGGATGCAGTGCATCATGCCATACGATCTGGTAGGAGCGTCCTTGTTAGTCCTACTGCATCAGGCAAGTCTCTAATAATTTATTTACTGATTCGATACTATCAAAAGATATTATACGATCCAGGCTACCAAAATATACTACTACTAGTTCCTACCACATCTTTAGTAGAACAAATGTATTCTGATTTCAAAGATTATGGTTGGAATCCTACTCATTATTGTCATCGTATCTACGAGGGTAAAGATAAAGAATCTGAAAAGTTCGTATACATCTCAACATGGCAATCTCTTTATAAGCAACCCAAGAGATACTTTGATAGATTTAAGGTAATCTTTGGTGATGAAGCCCATACATTCAAGGCAGAATCACTCAAAAAGATTATGCACAAGACCACCGATTGTGGAGTCAAGTATGGTTTGACTGGCACACTTGATGGTTCTGAGTGTCATAGATTGGTACTTGAAGGGTTATTTGGGCCCGTAAAACAGGTCACAACAACTCGTCAACTTATTGATAACAAACAACTTTCTGATCTAAAAGTACATGGAATTGTCTTGACTTATCCAAAAGAAGAGTGTATAATAAGGAAATATCATGATGAAATAAAGTATATAACCGAGCATACGAAGAGAAACAATTTGATTAAAAATTTAAGCCACGATCTGAAAGGAAACACACTCGTTCTTTTTTCACTCATCAAGCATGGAAAAGAACTGTATAAACTGATCAATGGGGGTAAACATGGATGTTATTTGGTATACGGAGCCACAGATACAGAGACTAGAGAAGATATTAGAAGACTTGCTGAAAAAGAAACAGGGATCATTATTATCGCCAGTTTCGGTGTATTCAGTACTGGCGTCAATATTAGGAATCTTCATAACATCATTTTCGCTAGTCCTTATAAGTCTCGTATAAGAAATTTGCAATCAATAGGTAGAGGATTGAGACTGCATGATAGTAAGGTAAATGCAAAATTGTATGATATTGCTGATGACTTTGATAATAGAAACCATACAATTAAACATTTTGTAGAACGCATTAATATGTACAGCCAAGAGGAATTCGACTATGAGATACATAAGGTACAAATGTAACTTGAACCCTAACATACTTAGGATACAAGTTTTTAACCCAAATGTCAAGACAAAAATAAATGACTTGACTTTTTCAATAAAGGAGACTATACTATGACTAAAGAAGTGAAAAAAGAAAAAGCGAAGAAACCTCACTATATTGATAATAAGGTATTCTTAGCTGCAATGATGGAATGGAAAGATGAAGTCAACGAGGCGGAGGCTGAAGGTGAAATCATCCCACCCATACCAGAATATATTGGAGAATGTTTCTATAAGATAGCAACGCATTTATCTTATCGGCCCAACTTCATCAACTACACTTATCGTGAAGAGATGATTGGGGATGGAATTGAGAATTGTATCCAGTATGCAAAAAACTTCAATCCAGAGAAATCAAAAAATCCATTTGCTTATTTCACACAAATCATATACTACGCTTTTCTCCGTAGGATAACCAAAGAGAAGAAGCAACAATCAATCAAGCAAAAGATGATTGATAATGACACTCTCAAAACTCATGAGACTCATGACTTTGATGATGCGATATATGATAATACTTTTGTTGATTTTCTAAGAGACAATCTTCCCAGAGAAGAAGTCCCAAAGAAAAAGAAGCCCAAGAAAGGGGTTGAACACTTCATAGAAGAGGATTTACTATGACATTTGAAGAGTACGTTACTAAAGTCGAACAATTGGTGATCGACTATACCAAAGGCCTAAGTGGTGATGATCTTGGAAAGATTCACGAATCAATTGAGGAATCTGATGCAGGGTGTGGAAAAATATGGCTTGAGGATTTTGTAGATGATATTGTCAATAGAGGTAAATGAGGAATACCAAAATAGTTTGCGTAACTGATACACATTTTGGAGCTCGTAATGACAGTCTCATATTCAATGAGTATTTTTTTGATTTTTATGAGAATCAATTCTTTCCATACGTTATCGACAACATAGATGATATATGTGCAATTGTTCACCTAGGCGATTGTCTAGATCGTAGAAAGTTTGTCAACTATAAGATCGCAAAGGACTTTCGTGAGAGGTTTATAGGTGGTCTTATGGAGACATGGTTGCCTGTGCATTTCATAGTGGGTAATCATGACATTTACTACAAGAATACTCTAGAAGTAAACTGTTATAAGGAGTTGAGAATCCCAGGCCAAGACAATGGATGGACTGTCCATGATAAGCCTGGTCTTGCGAGTTTTCAAGGATATGATATTGCAATGATACCTTGGATTACTTCTGAGACTTATTCAGATACTATGACCTTTATCAAGAATACCAATACTCAAATTGCGATGGGTCATTTAGAGATCAAGGGATTTGAGATGCATTCTGGTATTGTGTCAGATCATGGAATAGAGAAAACTCTTTTCAACAACTTTGACATGGTGATGAGTGGACATTTTCATAAGCGTTCGTCTGATGGTCATATATCGTATCTAGGATGCCCTTATGAGATGAATTGGTCTGACTCAGGAGATCCTAAAGGATTCCATACTTTTGATATAAAAACAAGAGAACTGGAATTTATACCCAATACTCGTTCTATGTTTCATAAGCTCAGGTATGATGATCGAACAGATACAGATTACTTGGGAATGGACTTATCACACTTTGAGGGTAAGTTCATCAAAGTCTTTGTAGAACATCGTAATGACTACTATGCTTTTGATAAGTTTATGGATCGTATGTACAAAGAAATCTCAGTTGCAGATCTGAAGGTAGTTGAAGACTTTTCAGATTTGAGTGCTGATCTTGTTCATGATGATGTGGTAGAAGGAGCCCAAGATACTCTTTCCTTACTGGATAGGTATGTTGAGGAGATTGATACCAAATTGGACAAGAATAGAATTAAAACAAAACTAAAATCTTTATATATTGAATCAAGTGATTTAGAAGCATGATACATTTCAAAAAGGTTCGTTGGAAGAATTTTCTTTCAACAGGGAACCAATTTACAGAAGTGCTTCTGGATAGATCCCCAACAACATTGATAATCGGTGAAAATGGTTCTGGTAAATCAACCATGCTCGATGCTCTTTGTTTTGGACTATTCGGAAAAGCCTATAGACCCATCAAGAAAAATCAACTTATCAATTCAATCAATACCAGTGGTGCAGTAGTTGAGGTAGAGTTTGAGATTGGTAAGAACAAATTCAAGGTGGTTCGATCCATCAAACCAAATGACTTTCAGATAATAAAGAATGGAGAGCCTTTGGATCAAGAGGCTCACTCAAGAGATTTTCAGAAGATCCTTGAAGAGTCGATTCTGAAACTGAACTACAAATCGTTCACTCAAGTTGTGATTCTGGGATCGTCTTGTTTCATTCCATTCATGCAGTTATCTACGAATCATCGTAGAGAGATAGTTGAAGATATTCTTGATATCAAGATTTTCTCAACCATGAATATGCTCCTGAAACAAAACTACAAATCAATTACTAGTGAAATGGGCGAACTAGAAATTGAAGAGGGTTTGTACAGAAGTACAAAGGATATGGAAGAAACTCATCTGAAAAAAGTGGAACAGGATGCAGAGAAAAGAATTCAGGTACTAACAAAAGAGAAAGACAAGTATAATCTAGACAAACAAAAAAAGATAACAAGGAGTCAAGAGATTCAAGCTGCACTAGTAAACAAAACCTCAGTGGAAGATAACAACAGTAAATTAAAAACACTTAGAACTCAGGTAAAAACCAAGAAGTCTGAAGTGGACAAACAAAGAGACTTCTTTGTTAAGAATGATGATTGTCCAGTATGTGAACAGCCTATCAATGCAAGTTTTAAGAAAACAAGAAACTCTCAGCTTCTAGATCAGTCTAAAAAGTATGAGTCTGCAATTAGTGAGATGGAAACAGAACTCAGTAGATTGAATACAGATCTGTCAGAATTGAATATGCTTGCATTTGAATTACAACAAAATAGTGCAGATGTAAAAGCACTAGTAAGTATGATTGAAAAATGTCAGAAAGATTTAGACCAATTAACCAAAGACAAAGAACAGACCGATGAACTGAAAGAACACATAGAAGGCTTGAAACAAAATCTCAAAGAAGTCGATGAGAGAATGAAGGAACTCAAGGAAGATATTTTTTATCTTGACATTTGCAAAAATTTGTTGCATGATACAGGGATCAAATCAAAAATCATCAAACAGTATCTTCCTGTGATGAATCAGACTATCCAGAAGTATTTGGGTATTCTGGACTTCTATGTGAA